TCTTGCACAAATGCTATCACGTTGCTATCTATTGTAAACAGGAATGAAATAGGAACGTTATAGGAGTGAATTATGAAAATCAGGGGGATACAATGAGTAAAAAGATTAAAGTCGAACTGACTGAAAGCCAATATATGAGTATTACTCAAGCATTACATAGCCATTGCCTTGATATAATGGCTGGTGACTACATAGACAATCAAATTGCTACAGAAAACAGAGTAATTAATAACGCTCTTGCGGCTATGAGTAAAGGTTATGACAAATGGAAGGAAGGCAAATGACACTTTACCAAACCAGACCTGACCACGGTACGCCGCACACAGGCAACTATGCTGCTTACGTGCGGGTCAGTACAGACGATCAGGATGTAAAGAACCAAGAGTCGGCTATCAAAGCCTACCTCAATGGTGGTGACCATAAAGTAAAGTGGTTCCGTGAAGAGGGCGTAAGCTCTGGCACTGACTGGCACTTACGTCACGAGCTACACAACTGCTTTGAGTATTGCCGCAAGAACAATGCAACAATGGTGATCTATTCGCTTGACCGCTTGAGCCGTTCGATGTGGGAGACACTTCGTTTCTTTGATCAGGAAGTTAGCACAGGCAAGATGAAGCTTGTCATTGTTGATGACCCAACCATTACAGATCCTATGACCTTGAGCATGAGAGCTATGATGGCACAGCACGAGCGTCGTAAGATCCGTGAACGTACCAAAGAAGCCTTAGACCGTATCCAAGCAGAGATCAAAGAGAAGGGCTACCACATTACCAAAGCGGGTAAAAAGATAACCAAGCTTGGTATACACGACAAACAACCTGAAGCCTCAAAAAAAGGCTCAGAGGTAAACAAGGCTAAAGCAGACGCCCGGGCAGAGGACGTATGGCCGATCATAGAACGTTTGTTAGATCAGCAGATCAGCTACCGTGGCATAGCCCGTGAGCTAAACAAGATGGGTATTCCTACACCCGCCAAACGACGCAACCCAGACCTCGCTAGAAAAACAGAGTGGTATCCAACAAGCGTTCGTAACTACGTACTTAGAATGAAAGGGACAAACAAATGAACGAAATAGCCAAAATAGAAGCTCTAAAAGTTTCATTAGCTAATTTAGAAAGAAAGTGGAACAAAGCTAATTTAAGCGTAGAAATTGGATCATCAGAAGCATCACGAATAGTGACAGATCATGAAGAACGGAAAATTCAAGAATACTCTTTATCATCGGTCAACAGGCGTCGATTTTTAATGTATGTTATTAGAGCGTCGTATGACAATGAGACAATTTCTTGGAAGGAACTTCATAAGTTACTGAACATTTCTCGTAATGCTTTACAAACCATGATTGACGAGTGTGTAGGGGCTGATTGGGTCAGAGAATATAAAGGTGTCAAGAAGACAGACAGCAAGTTTGTAGCTAATGAAAATCTAATAAAAACATATGATAACTACTCTGCTTGGGTTCGGCGGTCTTGTAAAAATGTAGGCATTAGAACGATAGCAACAGCGATTGTTGAGTTGCAAGCTTTAATAGATCTTGAGGTATCAGAACAAACTAAAAAATGATAAGTGACTGAACAAAAAATGTGAAACTGTTTCACATTGAAACCAGAATAAAACCTGATAAAGTTTAGAACATGAGGAGTATGATGACAAAACGTAACCAGAATAAACGCAGAAAGAACCTGACTGTGGACTATATGCGTTCAGGTATGATGCGTTTTAAGCGTCGGTTGGACGTACCGATGTGGCATGTCGATCACTTAAATAAAACAATAGAAATACTAACGAGCCTCACAGAAGAACTAAATAAGATAAGAGGAAACAACTCGTTTAGAAATGCTGATAAGTGTATGTATGCCCAAACCGCAATAAGCTTTGCAAACGGTCGGCTAGCAAGTATGCTACCAAAAGACCCACGTGAACGGGGCGCGGAAATGTTAGAGTACACCGAACAAGGTCTTGTTGACCACAATGGTCACGCCGAACTACTTGCGCGTGATGACTTAAACCAAGAGCAGCAACTACCCATATGGCAACGCAGACAAAACCCTGAAGGGTAGTCTGGTGTTTACAAAAAGTGGTCTAGGTGTTGCACAAAATAGGCAAGGAGCGATTATGTTCTATAAACAAAAACTTATGCCGAGAACCTATATGGGCTTTTCGCATAATATATATTCTCTTAGTATTCCCTCTTTAAACTGCACTGGAGAACAGAATGTTTAAACTGTTCTTTCAGGAAACACTGGCTACACTGTTCTTTCTGGGCTTTCTGTTCAGTCTGTACTGTTTTTTAGTATTTGGGTGCGCGATTAGCGATACTTGTGCAGCAGCACAAGGATACTAATCATGCCAAAATTAACGAAGACGGGATCTGAAATAGGATCTTCGGAAGCTGGTGCTATCGTATTACACAAGACTAGCTTTCAAACACGGCATGAAGTTTTACAGAAACACAAGCTAGCCCGGGCAGGGGTGGAAGCCATTGACGAAGTACGCAATCAACGTGCGCTACGTCGTGGTACACACCTTGAAGCTGGGGTTGCAGCGTGGGCCAATGAAGAAATCGAACGCTTGTCAGGCGGTGATGCTGTTATGTTTGAGCCTACTGAAGCCTACCGCAAAGAAGGTTTGGGTGTTGCGTCAAGCATAGATAGGATCATTGAACTGAGTGAGCCTTTGACTTTACCCAAGCCAGACGGTGATACACTGACGCTACACGGGCAAGGTATCGTTGAGATAAAGACAGACTTTTATCACCACGACAAACCTAAACCTGAGTGGGTTGTTCAGGTCATGCACCAAATGTTTTGTGCAGAAATGAACTGGGCAATCATTGCTTGCATGTGCCAAAAGGGACGTCTGCATCTGTACCCGGTCATGTGGAACAAGCAGCTAGTGGAGAAAATGGTCAACGCTTACGCTGAGTTCTGGGAACTTGTTAAGTCTGACGGTGAGTACCCACCTGTGGCTGAAGACGAAAAGCCTGAGTACGTAGATATTAGTGAGAAGCTCACCGAATCTAATCAGGATCTGCAACAACTCTGTGCTGATTATCACAGGGCTGCGGGTGAGGAACGTCATTGGAAAAAGCTCAAAGAAGAAATCAAGCTTGGCATTACTTTGACCTTGGATGGACTTGGTGTGGAGTACGCTACCATACCGGGCTATCAAATTAAGGCCGCTTCTCAAACCAAAGAAAAGAAACAAACTATTGGCACTGGTGAGTTTTACGAAGCCTTGTCATTTACTATCAAGGAAACGAGCAATGAATAATATCGTTACAACCCGGCAAAGCCTTGTGCCGACAACGGTCACAGAGATGGAGTTGTTTGCGGAGAAACTTAGCAAATCAATTCTAGTTCCAAAAGACTATCAGGGCAAACCCGCTAATTGTTTTGTCGCAATACAATGGGGTATGGAGTGTGGTCTGGCACCGCTTCAGGCACTTCAGTCTATCGCTGTTATCAACGGCAAGCCTAGTATGTACGGTGATGCTTTACTAGCAATGGTACGTGCTGACAGTCGCTGTCTGGGCGTACAAGAAACGCAAGAGGGCGGGGTCGCCACTTGTATCATCAAGCGTAAGCACTCTGACGGTAGCGTTGAAGAAGTTAAAAGAACGTTCTCAATGAAACAAGCACAGCAAGCCGGGCTATCCAACAGACCTACTTGGAAGGCTTACCCGGAGAGAATGTTACAACACCGGGCTAGGGGTAACGCTATCCGTGATGCTTTCCCTGACGTCATACACGGTCTTATCTCTGCTGAAGAAGCACAGGACTATGATGAGCCAAAGGATGTAACGCCGACACAAGAAGCTGTGGCTGCGCCGACGCTTGAGGCTTTGACTGAACCACAAGTCGAGGAAGCTGAAGTCGTGCAAGCGGAACCCGTATCACAGTTCGATAAGTATCTTGAAAATATCGTGCCAGAGAAAACGGAAGCTATCGTTGCAGAGGATTTTAAACTCTACGTTCCGAACAAAGAACCAACGACGTATCAGCAACCATTGGACTACATGGATGCCTATAACGATTTGTTGTTGGCAGTTCGTAGGGCTTCAAGTCTTACTCCGGCAGTTCGTCGTACCAAAATGAAAGAGTTAGAACAAGAGAACACTGACACTTTCGCCACATTACCTGACGATATGGTTCAAGAATTAAAAGATAAACGCAAGCAGTACAACGCTGGCTTGAGCATTGAGGAAAAAGAAAATGGATAAGATAGGATTAACTGCAAGACAAAAGGAAGTGTATGAGTTTCTACGAGCCTACCACAATACCTACGGAGTGTTCCCGTCAACCCGGGAGATAGCTCAAGGAAAGATAGACGGGCAAACCGTCCTACAAAAACGGGTGGAAAGTAATGTTCATGCCTTGTTGAAAAACTTGCAGAAACGTGGGTGGATAGAGATCATGCCCTACACACCCAGAGGTATTCGTATTTTATAGAAGGTCTTTGTCAGCTTTTCTGGCACCACCTTTACCACTGACAAAAGATTTGACACGGCCCATCGCCCACTGGTGGGCCGAAGTCTTTGGTCTACTACCCTGAGAATAGTACGCCCCTAAACCTCTGCGATACACCTTGTTTAATTTCTCCTTAGAAAATTTGCTTGCGCCCGGGATACCATCAAATTTAGCCATTACGTTTTACTCCTTTGTTCAGATATTCTATCCATCATTGCGGGTGTTAGTTTGCCCATGAGATACAAACGTCTAGTGCGTTTGATTTCATTTCTAGTTTTGTCTGGGTTGCTAGATCCCTTGACGTACTTCTTTGGCAAACCAGACTTTTTATCCTTAGGTACCTTCTTAAACTTACGCTCCATTAGCCATCTCCATTGCTGCTTTTAATGTCTCCTGATTGCGTCTAGTCCAACCCTTGCCGAATGTATCAAACGTCTTGAGCCGCTCGTAAAACTTCTGACGCTGTTCATACAAATACTGAATCATATTTGACGGG